CTAAGGTGCTAATAAGCACCTCTGTTGACAGCCACTGTTCCTGCAAAGAATCATTGAAACCTCTGGTTGCGCTAATTAGTTCGCCTTTCTTAGTTTTATAACCATCTTCGACTTTTGTCAAGGTTCCCATAGCGACACCAGTCTCAAGGAGCTGTGTCTTAAATTCCACAGTTGCCATGTTGGCATTCTCGATTGACTTCCAGTCCAGCAAACGTACTGAGCCTTGCGACAAAGCTTGACCAAAGTTATACATAGCTCTAGCCGCTTCATTCGCATTAGCGCCGGATATGGCGGCCACATTACTGATACCTTGGATAGCAAGAGCGGCCTCTTTAGACTTCAGTCCAGCATTGGTAAATTTGCTAATATTCGAGGTCATGTCCTGGAAAGAATAAACTGTTCTGTCAGAGTAATTATTAAGTTCATTAATACTCTTTTTAACGGTTTCGATATCTTCGCCAGTAGCAGACATAACAGTTTTTACCGCGTTGATCTTAGTCTCATAAGAACTAAAACCCTGGGACATAGCGTCGACGCCAATTACAGCTTTTCCTAGACTCACTGCCAGATTCATAACAGCAGTCGTAATGTTTTGAATAATGGTCATCCCCACAATGCCCATAGCAGAAAACCGGTTGGAAAGATTGTTCACTCCATCGGCAATATTGCCAAGTTGAATTCCCTTAGCCATTGCGCTTAAACCGGCCATTCCTTTTCCAGCATTGTCGAAATTCAGTCCCTTTTTTAGGCTATCAAGAGATTTTAAAGTAGTTCCAACGCCGGTTTCAAACTGTTTATTGTCAAACCCCATCTCGACAATTCGTTTTTCGATGTCGGTCATAACTTAGAAACCTCCTTCCATATGTTGTCAGCAATGGCATCAAATACAGGCTTTATTGCTGGATTAATGTAATCTCGTCCTTGAACGTACCCGCCAGTTCCAGTACCATGGCCATACTGCAGTAATATAGCAATTGGAACGCCTTTGTTAACGTTGGAATTAGTCCAATAAATCTTGACCCCATTCCTGGAAACTTTTATTTCATAATTCCAAGAAAATGCAGTTTCACCGCTATCAAATGGAGTCGCATCAGATAAAGCTCTGACTCCCTGCAAAGCATAAGGTGTAATTAACTCCTCCGCTTTTAACCTTGCGGCAGCAGTTAAAAACTTCGTTGTCTTTTGGAAATTGCCATGGTGTTTGATAACGAACATCGTCTACCTCACTATCCTTTAGAATTAAACTTAGCTCTTCTTGCCGCATTTATCTTTTGTTGCATCGCTATTCTTTCTTGCAGTGTCATCTTTTTAGCGGGCTTCGACTTGATATTGCAAACATTTATTAAGGAAAGCAAACGATTTAGATGCCACTTTTGACATTCAAAAGGAATCTGAAAAACTATCATCCAATAGTAAATTATTTCGGCCGTTATAATATCATTATTAATCTTTGTTGGTTCGTGATTTGTAAATGTCGTAGCGGTCATTGGCTCCAAAATATAGTTATTCACTTCCTCTATGTTATGCCGAGTTAGATACTTATATACAGCAGGATCTACATTTTGTGTCAATGTCATGCACTGAACATAAGATTCAGTTTGTTCTCTAGTCTTCTTTTCGGTTGCCAAAAATGAAACGCACCATTTGGATTCCCACTTCGACAAAGAGACAAGAGAATGCTCAAGGGTTAAGGATTGTCCCTTAAAGGCCTTGATAAAAATGTTTCGTCCTTCGTCATATAATTCTGACTCAGGTATTTCTATATGTAACATCTCAAGTCTCCTGTCGAAAGGGCTAGTCACTAAATACCATACCCAGATGGCTTCTTCCGAAAGACTATCGCATACTTACTCCTTGATCCGATTAGAGTGGATAAAATACGTCGACTTAGTTATTCGACGGTGTTTCACTCATATCAGGAACCACGCCATTAAAGAATTCAATCGCGGCTCCGTCCTTCTCGTACATCTCCATATATAAAACTTCGTACGCAGGAGTTTCTGAGAAGGCCTTGCTCAGTTCCGGACTTTTAATAAAACGCTGTCCTTCAGGATCTCGTTCGCCGTAGGACAACATAATAAGCTCTTTAAATAACTCAATCAGACCTTTCGCGTCCTTGGTCTGAATGATTGCTTCGGCAATCTTATCCAGGCCGCCACGTCGTGACTGCTGGAGTTCAATCAATTCAGGTTTTGAAATATGGAAGTAGAAGTCTCGTTCTTGCTCTTCTCCATTCCAATCGACGTACTTAATTCGTTTCTTAAGCATGATTTCTCCTTCAAGAATTTTAAGGAGCCCCTCAAAACGCTTGGCGAATCTTGGGGCTCCTCAGGTAAGGGGAGGACGTAATGACTATACAGTCTGCAGGAAGGTCAGAACATCATCCGGTAAAGGAAGGTTCGGGGCTTCTGCCGCAGTTCCAAAGAGCTCGTCTTCCAAAGCGGCCAGGCCGGTTGTGGTCGAGTCTTTTGAATTAACAATAATCAACGAGGTTGGTTTATAGCCAGTCACAGCAACCGGAGTTGTGGTGAACGTCCAACTGAAAGTGACTGCTTCTGGCGAATCGTTGATCGTCTGGTTGGCCCGCTCCGATGGAGCCGCCAGACACCCATAAATAAGATGGAGCAGGTAACCGTAATCGTTACCTTCGGCGTCATTCCCAAGAAGGGTGCGATAGGCCAAGCCAAACATCTTACGGCTTTGCTGGCCGACTAGCATCCCGGTCAAAGGTGACAAAGATCCATCACACTGGGCCCATTCATCAGGATACATATAAGCTTCAATCGTTCCACCGAATTCTTCGGCCGAGATCAGATTGAGGTACTTAATGTTATCAGCGTAAAGCGGGCTTGCTTCAGCTCCGGAAGGGCTTTCAGTAACACCAGTGATTCCATTCCAGGCAACGCCCAGCGGATAAGCACCAGAGGCGTCAATTGGATATAGCACGCACTTGTCGATCCCGGTATGATAAAGACGAGAAGCTGCAGCGTCCCAAGTAAGTACTGCCATGTTTTACTCCTTAGAAAAATATACTGAACACTTCGTGGTATAGATTGTCAGTGACAAAAATCCTATCCGTAACACAAGTCGGTATAGTACTTATTTTGTCTGGTACTAGACTATCTGGATCTCTGTCAATTACTGTAACAGTATAACGTTTTGCTAATTTGTATGGATTGTTGTCAGCAAATTTCGTTGTCCTGTTACTTTTTTCAAATATTATGCACGGATATACCATTTTTAAACCTTCTGGGGGTTGATAATATACGTGCGATAATCCTGACTTTGAGACCAGAATATCACGAATTTCTTGACTATTCAGGGCCATTATACACACCTCCGATAGATAAGGTTATCCGGGGTCGCTGGAGCTCCACATTAGTGATCTTCCAGCGAACACCCTCTAACCAAATATAACGCATGTATTCGAAGTTCTCGTAAAGATACTTGTCACCAAGTACACTTATCCGATTGCTTATAGAAAGTTCCCCAACAACTTTCTGCGAATTATCCATACTAGCGGAACTGCGTAAAATATCACCTGTGTAGTCTGATTCGGTAGGAACTTCTTCGAACTTTCCTGGCGCGGTTTCGACGGTATGAACAAAACCGATAGCGCCATGAAACCTTGCCATATTAGCTCCTTATGAAACTACTTTTACTGGTTGTACTCGATGTCGAAATCCTGGACTACACTACAGCTTCGTCGTCGATCTCGATGACGATGGCCGACTTCGGCTGAACCAGGGCACCGGACATGCGAGTCTCCAGCAAATACTTGTACTGGTTGTAATCGATATCGAAATCATCGAACATCGTTACTTCGCCGCCACGATCAGCACCGGCAACGTAGTCGGTCAGATTAACGATGATACCCTTCAGCCACATGGTGACAGGGGTCGTGTCGGTTGATTCGCGGCTCAGGTTATCCATAACCGGGACTTCCACGATGTTAGAAACACGCAGAGTCGCCGCCAATTCCTGTTCCGTCTTGTACAGACGATGACCGGTCGTGTCCTTGAGCAGGAGCATGTCAGTCAGGAAATCCTGATTAACATACAAAGTCGGGCTTCCAGCACCCTTGTAGTACTTACGGGCACGGATAATGGCCTCGATCGCATCAACGATCTGAGCGTCAGCATCGGAGTTGTATGCAACACGGCACTGGTGGACGTACATTGAGGTGTCGTCCGTATAGATCGGGCGAATATTGCTGGCGTTGATCTTGTCTTCGCTCGCAACGTCACGTCCGTCGCCAACCAGGATGGCGCGAGCCAACTCCTCGTCGAGCATCATGCGCATTTCGCCTTTGACCCAGCGAACAACATCAATATCGACGATGTCGATGATGTCGTCCCTGTCAAACTTCTGTTTCTTGTACACCGTGGTCGGTGTGGTGATCCGGCGCAGCAACTCGAAGACTTCTTCCTTCTTCAGAGCACCGGTAACGTAGCCCAGGGCACGTGCGGTGTCAGGCGTAATATCGGCGGCTAAGCTCTTAATCCGAGCAAAGCGACTGTGGCGAACGCCGTTCAGAACGCCACGAACCCAAGACATATCTCGCTGGATAAATGTCGGGGTTGGAGTAACACTCTGAGCATCCGGGAACAGGTAATCGATGTTCTCGATACCATAACCATCGGTGAAACCACCGGCGTGAGCAAGTTCTTCGTTATCAGCAGCGAAGGTTGCCCATGCTTCTGCAAAAGATCCACGGCGCTGGGCGTCAGCCATCAAGGCCTTAAACTGGTCGTGGGAAATGCTTTTCCGGGCCTTTGCGCCGGATTCCTTGTCAAAAATGTTTTTGTGCATTAAAGTATTATCTCCTTCGTTGGAATGAGAGAGGTTTTCATCTTCGCCCTCTTCGTTGATCCCGGACTGCTCCAATTCTCCGTCGCTTACAGCTGCGAGAAGAGCAAACAATACAGTTTTCTGTTCATCAGTCATCTCTTCGACGATCTGCTGAACAGTTTTCTCGCCGTCGGCGTGTTCGATTACTTCTTCGTCTTCTTCCTCGACATTGTCAAAGGAAAGTGGCAAGTTCATCTTGATGATTGCGGCTTCGTCAGTATCATCGAAAGTACCATCTCCATGAGAAATGGTAAGATTTTCGATTACTGCTCCAGGATTTGCCCCGGAAAGAACCAAGCTAACTTCACGAATTGTCCCATGAACGACATCGGAACCTTTTTGGGAAAGATCGTTGGCGAATATAGATAGAGATTTGATGTCTCCGTGCTTTACTGCGATCTTTGCGTCCCCGGCAGCAGTGCTGTCATTGAAAGCGCAGTAAGCATAAACGCCTTCATCACGATTCTCAAGCAAAGCGTGGCCCAAAACGTTCGATGGCTGATTATGCAGATGCTGCCAAACCAAAGGAACGGTCATGCCGTCATTGCCCTTGAATGCGTCTTTACGAATAACCCGGCCATCGGCGCATTTCAGGTCAACTTTAGTGGCCCAGCCACTAAAATCAAATTTATCCTTCATTTAAAACTCCTTTTTCTTGATTATCCGGTGGTTTTTGTTCTTCGCCAGTATCAGTAGGTTTTGCCTCATTGAGATTCCTGTTCCTTAACTGGTCAGAACCTTGCTCCTTGGATGGCTTATAGCCGACAATATCGCGAATCTCATTTGGTGTGAGAATTTCGTTTCTCGTAAAGCTATCAGCAATACCAGCAATCTCCTTGACTGGAACAAGAAGAAATGGATTTCTAAAGTATTTAATCGTTTGTCCTTGGGATCTTGCTGTCTTTGTAAGGAATCTGCGCTTCATGCCATCCGTTAGCGCCTTAAGGACCGGCCCGATAGTGCGATTGAAGTAATTATTTATGGCCTGCTCGTCCGCTGTTCCATCAAATATCGCAGTTGTCACGCCCAGCTGGCTATAAAGCATACTCGTCAGGTATTCGATCTGCGTCATTAGATTGTTGTCCATTGGACGATTGAGCTGTGTAATTCTTTCAGTCGCGTCAATCCAAGCAACACCGTATTTAGAATCTTGCAGCTGCGTTTCAATAGCTGCTCTTCTTGCTTCTGCTTCAGCTTGGCGTTTAGCGGATCTCACAGTGAACGGAAATTGCATAATAACATCAATTTTTCCGCTTCCACTCTGTGTGTCAATCGCGTCAAGCAGATTTAACTTAGCAACGAGTCTTTGAAGAGTAGAATTTGGTTCGTTCATTACAGAATATAACGGATTCTCTACAATTGCTACAGTGTCCTTTGGAAGAAGGACATCTTCTCTTTTCCCGCTGCGGTCGTTATAAATGTTTATTCGTACATGCCTCGGATACCACTCTACCACTTTGCCAGTTCGCATTGACAAAATATCAAACGAACCGGTAATCTTCGGATTTAAGGAAGTATCAACCGGCACTAACGCTACAACTCCCTCGTCGAACATCGACATAGCCGCATCTTGTATAAACGCTGCACCTGACTGATCGACATTTGCTTCGAGAGTCAAACAATTATTAAGACCAGAATTAATGGTCTCAACGTAGCGCTCATCTTCGTCTTCACGAATATGTTTGACAGTCACTGCAGCAACGTCAATCGAAATTCTATTATAAAGAGCGTTCGCTATCGATTGCTCAGTTCCTAATGTTAAACGAGTTCGGTTAGGAGCGTAACTGTAACCAGGTCCAATGTCGTAAGGAACTTGATAGTTTCGGTCTCTATCTGTAAATGCGTTCCATGCATGTTTTATCTGATCGACTAATGTATCTGGCACTATTCTACCTCCTTTGTAAGTTATTCAAATTCTTCTTTGTTAGCCTTATAGGCCACATAGGCGTCCATCAAGGCCGACACACTGTCGATCTTTTGATCGTATCGTTTCTTAAAAAGCTTTCTGTTTCCGTTGGTATCTTCCAGAGTAATAGTATTGCCCATAGCAAAAGCCATTAATTCTTGATCAAAGATCAGCATTCTATCCTCGGACAACTGTTTGAGCTCACCTAACGGAACAGATTCAGTTTTAGCGCCTTGTATAACCTTTACAATCCCGTAAGGACCGTTTTCAGCCTCCCAGCGCTTTACGAACTCTTGTGCATTGTATGGATCGAATCCTATGCAACGAACTTCGTAGTTCGAATCTTCTATGAATTTTTCTAAATCGTCATAAACCTCCATCATGTCCAAGACTGTACATTCTAGTACTTGCAAACTGGATTCGTTAAGAAACTCTTCATACTTCATTCGCATAGCGCCAGGAAGTTTCATCAAAGTCCTGGAGGAGATGTAGCAACGAGTTTTTATACCATACTGTCCTCTTGGCAATGGGAACATGAATGTAAACGCACAGAAATCGTCTCCTTGTGATAGATCCAATCCCATGGCACATGGCATAGACCAAAAGTCCCTGCGACGATGAGGACGCGTTTCTTCGTAAGTGAAGAAATACGTATAACCTTCCATGGGTATTCCAAACCTTTTCGCCAGAATGTCGTTTCTAGTAGAAGGCGCTTTTGTCGCCCTTTCGACATCTAATTGGTAGGTTTCGTACGTGACAGTCTTTCCAAGATTAGGATTAGCTTTAAGCCACATAGTTGGATCGTTTACTTCTTCCAAATCGTCAAGTCTATAGTAGAAGATGGACACATGCGGGTTTTTATACTCTCCCTTTAGAATGTCCATAAGCTCCATTTTGATTGTGTCTCCACTGCTGTTGCGGACGGTTCCCTCGGAACTCATTGCGACTATCAAGTAGTCTTCTAACTTACTCGCTCCTTGTTCTATAGCTCCGACAACATCCTCACGTATGTCTCCAGAAAGCCACTCGTCGATTGTTGAGACGAACGGTCTAAGACCTTGCAGCTTATCTATAGACATAGGACGGACTTCAAGCAAGGAACCAGTAAAGAAGTTCTCTATACCTTTCTTCGTCGACGCAAGTTTAACCCTTTGCGCTCTAGAACCCGTAGTGTTCTGCAAAGAACCGGCTGTCAAAAACTTGAACAACGGTCCTCTAGCTCTTACAATTGAGGTTCTTATAGGCGACATGACTTCTTCTGCTTGCTTCATAGTAGGAGCAGTAGTAATCTGATGAGTGGTAGCTGTGTCGACATTCAGAAAGAAACTTTGTATGCAAGCACCGTACATTGACTTTGCTGCGCCACGAGCAACTATTAGATACTGCTTGTTAACTAGACGTTTCTTTATCATTCTTCGAACGTATCTTCCACCTCGACCAGTTTTGTTTGGCTTGAAAACGCTTCTTTCAACGTAGTAATACCATCCAAAAATTTGTTCGGCCCAAAGTTTAAAAGTGTCCAAAAGAACTAAATCTGAACCATCAGTTAAAGTCAGTTCGTTCTCGCAGTACTCAATGAATCCCTGTACAGCTTCATTGTCATAGTAAATTCCCGGATTATCGATTAGATCGTCTATCCGGTTCATCTCCATAGACAATTCTTTGCATACGGGGATTTCGCCACTAATTACTCTATCGCGGAAATCCTTATAATATTGTGGCGTTGCTGTGCTTGATAGAGGCATTTTACCACGACTTTAGTTTATTGTTAATATATGTTGTTGCGGCGACCTGGCCGATAACAGCGACAGCAAGACCCGCTATCATAGCACCTTGTTTAATCTTTTCTTTCTTCATGCTAGAAGGGGTGGCGTTCAGATCTTCTTTGAACATATTGTCCCAAAAGGCTTTCTCTTTCTTTGCGTCGTAGCCTTTCCGTCCTTCGCCTTCTTTGACAAGTTCTTTAATTAGCTTCTTTGTGTCTGAACGCCTCTTTGCCGCTGCGGCATAAGCCTTTCTGCTTTTAGATCGAGCCGCCTTTTGATCGGCTTTCCAGGCTTTCGTATATGCGCGATCGAATTCTGCATCGCTTTCACCTGGAAGTTGTGCCAAAGCACGAATAAGGGGGGTAGGTTTTTTTGGCCAAAGACCGCTTTTTCCTCTTGCATACGCCGTAGACTTTCCGCCTCCAGCTTTGCGAACACCCCATTTCATCCCGGGAACTCCGAAATGTTGCAGTTCTTTCTCTTCAACGATCATCTTTATCCTCCAGAAGCTTTCTTTCTGGCGTATTCATAAATTTTGTTTCCTGATGTAGCCAAAGTTACGATTGCGGCCGCTCCACCAGCAAGTTGGCCTAGCAGTTTTAAAGCTGAACTAGCGCTCTTTTTTCCACGGTCAGTTCTTGAAGGATTTAGGTCTCGATACTGCTTTTCGAGTTGCATCCTGCTGGTCAAAGCTTTTAACTCGTCATTCGACATTTCGTTCAGTCGTTTCGACTTTAATTTAGCAGCTCTTAGATGATCTCTACTAGAACCCGAAACTCTGCTTCTTGACTTTCTGACGCCCCATTTCATGCCAAGAACGCCAAAATGTTTCAAAATATCCTCATTCATTACACCTCGCTCTCGGCCTGGATATTGAGACGCCATTCGTAATCGTCAGCCTGTCTTTTCAAAGCATCCAGAGCATATGAACTTGGAGGAGGGTCAAAAACCATTTTAACTTTAAGGTAAATATAACTTTTAACCGCCTCAAAATCTGGGCTCACTCCAAGAAAATCTGACCAAGTTTCGTTACTGCCAGTTATAGAATAGCAAGCATCTGGACCAACGCCAAGCTGATTTAATGTCATTAACGCCGAATTGATATGCACAATAATCTCAGTGTCAAAGGCATAGAGTCCAGTGTCAATGTTCAGCATTTTTTTAATTGTATCTAGTATACTGTTCATAAACCATCCTTATCTTAGGTGTTTAGCCACGGACTCGTATCCCCAGGCCTTCGAATTATTGGAGTTTTTGGAAGAAGAGCCGCATCCCCGTAATGAATTGCCAGATGTGTGTCGTAATCGGTGCAGATCAAATATAACGGATTAAATAGGTATTCGGAAACATTCTCTACGTCTTCAATTGTTATTGGATTCATGTGATGAACCACTATTCGACCGTAAATTTCGTATCCTTTTACTCCAAGATTACATCCATTATCCCTAACAATTACTTCATCCCTGGCTCTTTTCCATAGCTTAGAACCGTAGAATTTTTGGTTCAAATATCGGTCAAAACCGAACGTTACCTGAGCGACCGTTCCTTGTAAACTAAGATAGTCGAATCGCTCGTCGAAAGTTTTGTATCGCTTTAACTCAGTGAAGGTCCTAATCGCCAAACTCATCGTCAGAATCTCCTCCTTTGGTTTCTCCTTTGTACTTGCGCATAGCTGCAATAGCTTCTTCGAACAGCTTTTCTTGGTTCTTTAAAGATTGAAGAGATTCCGTTTTGGCTCTAAGAAGTTCGTTTTCACTTGCTAGTTTTTCCATCGCTAAGCGCTGTTCGGTGGAGCCAAGTTTTAGGAAATGTGTTATGACTTGTGATGACGCCGTACCTTCAGAGAGCTGTTTCGCGGCCAGTTTGATCGCCAAAGAGATAAGCTCATTCTCCTGTCCTTCGACAGTTCTAGCTGGCGGTCTTTTCCTTGGCCGTTTAACCTCTTCTTTAGGTTTACTCGGCATTCTTTTCCTCCGTTCCATTAGATTTATCTTCTAAGGCTTTAAGTCTATTTCTAAGGTCGTCTATTTCAGCCTGAAGTTCTTTCTTTTCTTTCTCTAAACATTCTACTCGTTTCCGAAGCTCTTTTATCGTCTCTATCTTTTCGATAACTTCCAAACCGCTTTGCTTCGCTATTTCAAGAAAATGCTCTGCGAGTTTAGCGTCGTTTTCTTTCTTGCTTTGTTCTGCGTTTTCGTCGTCGTGTTTCAATTTATTTTCCAAAGCCATTTGCGCTTGTTGCAATTCTTTGATCTTGTTACTATTGGCCCACCAGTTGAAAACTGCACCGGCGAGAATCGTCAAAAATGTCAAAACTGTTTCCGTTGAAATCGTCATGTTTCATCGCTCAAAATTTGAGATAGGAGAGCTTTGGTTTTGTTCGTAATTTTGGATATTTGACGACTAGATCGAAGAGTAGAGTAGCATGTTACTAAACTATAGAGACGAATAAATGGAGACAGATCCGAAAAGAAAAGGGGATTAACGGCATGTATGTCTATAATCTTTAAATAATCCGAGAAATACAATCCGTAGAATATCATAACAGATAAAGCATACGAAGCTCCGTTTAGTCCTCTTTTCCAATTTGTAGGATCTTCTTTGAACATCCTGTATTGCTCATACATAACGAGCAGACAGAATATGAAAGTTGCCATTTGGACATAATTCGCTGTCCTCATACTAACCTCCAGCCGGGGCATCTCCATACCAAGCTTCCCATTCGGCGAGTTTGGCTTTCAATGCTTCGATGTCGTCTGTAGGTGGCGGGGCAGATGCTCCAAAAAACCTCAAACAAGATTCAAGCGATCCATTCCAGTACTCTTTACACGTGTTAAGCGGGTCTACACCCGGAGTACCAAGACCACCTCCTTCATACTGGTGGATCCTATAAGTCGTCCAAGGACGTGGCAAGGCTGGCGCAACAGCGCCCGTGTATTGATACCAAGCAGCAATCCAAAGCCAGAACTTTTGCCATTCTGGAACGTTTTTCGTCCAGGTTTCAAAGTAGTTCTTTCTGGTATAGATTCCAACTGCAGCTTTAGTCTCATCTGCGATGTTCATGCACCATTCCAAAGTATTCTTATGACTGAAGTCGACTGACGGAGGGAATAGCTTTTGAAGATTCCCATTAGAATCTCTATAGTCAATCTCTTCGACATCATAAGCAACGACTATTGGTCTTTTAGGCAAACTGTTCCAAAGAGATAAGAAAGCATCTGTTTGAGGTTGAGCAGTCATGTTTGGCTGGTTAAACCACCAGATTCCAAAAGGAATGCCATTGTCAACAGCTATTGAATAGTTGTAATCAAACTCCGGGTCCTTCCAGATACCCTGGCCGCCTCTAATCATGACCGCTGAGACGTTCTCTTTTAGCAAAGGGCCATTAATCAAATGACCGTATGCCTGGTAAAGAGATAGGTATACAATTTTTATCATAGTGGCTCCATTAATTATTGAAGATCGTATCTGCTGTTATGCCTGAGAGGTTCAAAGTTCCGTCCGCAGCGATCCAACCGTTCTTAGCCGCTGATAAAGCTAACAACGCTTTGATCTGTGTGACATCTAGATCGACAAATGCGAGTCCATTCATAGCCTGGACAGTCGTCAAGTAATTTTGAACTTCCATTTTGATTTGATCCTGACGAGTCACGGCCATATCGAACTGCGACTGAGATAGAACTGTTCCACTATGGTGAACCTTATTAGACAAAGTCTCATCTTCTGGATCTACTATCCATTCATCCCAGGGAAGTGCTACCGCTGACGCTTCTGAACTTGTTACATAAAGCGAAAGCAACGGCAATGTATACGCATCATGCTTAGGACGTTCGTCTAGGAGATCTAGCACTTCCAATGTATTACTATCGACTATTGCAAACACTATACCTCCTTTATGATGCGAAGAACATACGGTAATAAACACTAACAGTTATTGTTATGTTACCTGGTGATCCATTCTTATTAACTGTGTAATCTAGCCAGTATTTGTTACTTGAGTTTGTATAATTTAAATCTGCTTCATGATGCGTGTTAACACTAGCCGAATCGCCTATACAATCAATGTAGCCAAGATTAGTTGCGGAACTAAAAGCCGCATTAATACTTCTAGCAACGATTCTCCAATAATTGCTAGCATCTTGGGCTGTGTTACAGATGATTTGAAAAGCCCATCGGGTCGCAAAGAAAGTGGCATCTGTTCTAAGAACGGCAGGATCAAAACAACCAGATGTTGATGAGAAGGCATACGGATAGAAATGTGCTACAAATTCAGTAGTACTTAACCAACCGATACCAGATGTGTATTGAAACATCCAACGAAGATCCGTTCTATAGAACAGATCACCAGTTACTGGAGAACCAGGGAAGGACGTACCGGCTTTACAAAGCAAAAAGTCACTAGCTTCGTAACCGTCAAGATAATCGACATCGATTCCCCCTCCAGAACCTTGATCGAGGGACATGGGGATACCTGTTCCAGCAGCCGTCTGTCTCCCGATCAAAGTTCCTTGATAGAGATTCGCCATTCCAGCTAAAGGAATTGGATTTCCTTCTCCACCGGTATGGTCATGGGTTGAAGGTACACCCCCAAGATCAGCCAACGTATCAACTAGATCCTCATACTGTGGTCCTGCTGGAACTTTACTATTACCAAAGTAAGCTTTTAGAGTTGCTATCGATACAATCGGCATAATTCACTTCCATTTTGATTTGTTAAGAGAAGAGACTAAGGCGAACATGAAATTCGCCTTCGTCGGCAACCTTCGAACCTCCGTCATCTATTCGCCAATACCAAAGACCAGGATCAGAGATTGCTACAGGCATCGAGTAGATACCTGTAGCTTCTTTGACAATCTCTGGATCGGTGCCAAACACCTTGATAACTTCGGCCGATCCAGGCGCTATGTAACGGAATCGAACAATGTCCGGATCTGCCAGTTCGCCATCGCTGGTTCTCGTGAAACTTGCACGGATTGTAATTTCTTCCTCTTTATCGAACGTGAGATCCGCCATATGTCACTCCTATACTGCGTCTGGAATGCCGACGTCGAAAGCAGTCAAGGTAAATGTGTTACCATTTGAAACACCTTGCGAAGACGCAAGAGCGCCCGCGGCTTTAACCTTGCTATTGGTAACGTCTACTAAACAATAATGGGATGCTGTCCCATCGGCCGTTACATTGCCGTCGCTAATAGCGGAGACCGTAACCTTACGGCCACCACCAGTTCGATCGCCAAGAGAGCCAACGGTTGGCGCGGATTTATTTCCAAGCGTGTACGTTGCAACATCGCCGTAAACCGACACCAACTGTGATGTAATATGTAGTACTTCGACGTTAGTGATTAGATCGTTTAGACCATTATCGAGAACGTCATCATGTAGAAAGTCAGCCATTGTTACTCCTGTGGATGATCATCGCCAAATACTTCTACTGACAATGACCAGGGTTGGGTAATCTCAGTATTGAGAGCCCATTCTTGAGAAAGTTTGGTTTCTATATCCCATTCTTGTTCAATTGCAACATCAACCTGATTTGGAGGGAGACCAATTCTAAAGATAGGATGGTCTAAAGTCGGTTCACCAGCAGAAATATCGTTTGCTTGTAAAGCATGAACTTGTCCAATTGAAGGTTGACCAAGGCTAGGTCCTCCGGACGAAATGTCTTCGGCTATTAACTGAGGGATAGCGGCCAAATCTGGATGATCTAAAGCCGGGAAATCCGCCGAAAGCCCATTTGCCACTAGCGCATGTATTTGCCCAATGGTGGGATTGTCTAGAGTAGGTTCTCCAGATGCGATGTCGTTCGCTATTAGAACATCCTCCCCGTATGAACCTATTGCTGGGTGTCCAACAACAGGCGCTCCGGTGGAGACATCGTTAGCATCAAGCACGTGAGTTTGTTCAATTGAAGGATGATCCAAAGTCGGCGTACCAGATGAGATGTTGTTTGCAACTAACGAGCTTCCGGAACTTAAGGAAGGATGTTCAAGCGTCGGATTCCCTGAAGAGATATCAACCGCCGTTAAATCAGCATTACTATTAACGGTAGGGTGATCTAGTGTTGGCGAATCCGTTGTTAGATCGCTTGCTTGAAGAACATGAGTTTGGCCAATATCAGGGTGGCCTAGTGTAGGACTTGCTGTCGAAATATCATCGGCAGTGAGCGCATGCTCTCCAGTCATAGAAGGATGTCCTACTACTGGGACGCCAGACGAAATATCGTTTGCGTCGAGCACATGCGTCTGCCCAATACTCGGAGGACCTAAGATTGGAGCTCCAGCCGAGATACTATCAGCAGTAAGACTGTGAATTTGGCCTAAAGAAGGATGACCAAGAGTTGGTGCTCCGGTTGAGATATCGTTTGGCGTTAAACCAACACCAGACGTTATCGACGGATGACCAAGCGTAGGAGATCCAGACGAAATATCGTTAGCTACTAAGATAGACGTTGTAATAATTGTCGGGTGTTCAAGTGTTGGTTCCGCAGTGGATAAACTGTTTCCAACAAGTACATGAACTTGCCCGATGGTCGGGTGTTCAAGAACTGGTAATCCCGATGAAATATCGTTCGCATCTAATCCTATCGCAGCCACTATTGTGGGGTGTTCAAGAACTGGTCCAGCAGTAACGATATTATTACTTATTAAATCTACAATACCAATAATTGTGGGGTGTTCAAGAACTGGTCCAGCAGTAGCAATATCGTTTGCGTCTAAGAGATGAATTTGGCCAATTGTAGGGTGACCAAGAACAGGATTGCCAGTCGCAATACTATTAGCAACAAGATCGTCTGTTGGCGAAGAAGTATAAAATACTTCCAACGTCACATAATCTATATAGACATCTGCATTTGCTGAAGTCGCAGCCATACCTAAAGCAACACCAAAATTAGAATTTTTAACCCAAGCTTCAGTTAATGAATTTCCCCAAAGATTATTACTTGCGCCTCGCACTATGATTGTTGTATCGTCACTTGTTAATGCTACTGGCGTTGATGCTAAATTAGTTCCAACTTTAGCTAAAGAGGTATCAAGCAACTGGCAAAGATCAAGAGTTCCAGTACCAGCTGCACACCATCCATTGATACGACAAATCACGCCAACTATTGTTGCTCCAGAAGGTATCGATGAGAAATCAAAATTATATGCCTTTAACACATAAGATTGATCTGGACTATCGTACTGGCTACTAGTTATGTTAGCAGCATTCCCATCATCCGAATAAACATCAGTTGGATTTACCCAGTCATTATCGGACCAAGGACTTTCAGACACCGTTGTCGCTGATGCAGGAGAAGCTAAAACAGAATCTGGTGTTGGACCGCCTAGATTTCCAACTTCAAAATCGTCTAATTTTGGTTGGCTATCATAACAATACAAACCACCATAACCACTTGAAGGAGCACTGGCATTCGAACCAGAACATCTTTCTGTTCCATTGACATAACCTTTGAACGTGGTTCCTTCTGCGGTTATTTTAGCGACATCGTTTGTTGCTGGAGTTGAACCATAGGAAGAACCAATAACGGTCCAAGCACCGCCATTGTACCATTCGAGTCGCCAATAAGTTGGGCTTGCTACAAAGCAAATCCAGTCTGTTGAAGAAGCTCTTGCTAATGGGCCACGGTAATATTCAGCAGCAGAATCTACTACTGTAGCTTGAGTATACTGATCAGCACTTGGCAAATCAGCACTCCAATACATGGACGTATCTTGACCAGATACGCCAATAACGCCATTACTAGAAATAACTAGATCCTGTCCAACAGAACCGGACCAGTTAGAGCCTAATGCGCCATTAGCTCGATTAAAATCGTCGTATGCTGGAAGAGACATATCAATACTCCTCCACAAATATTGAATCGCCATTCCACCATACAGGACCGCAACGATCTGTGATTTCTCTTATTGTTTCGGATTCATTTGGTGTTGGAATATCCCAACGTAAACAAGAGGCAACTATTAAAACTCTTTGCTGCGAGGTAAGACTACTAAATGGTGTATTTAATGGAGTCGAACCAAGTTCAAATAAACCAGTATTAATAATTCTCATAAGAAATTGGCCTATGGTTTCAGTCTCGTCATATGGAAAACCATTAATTGAACACCAAGCCGAAATATAGTTTCGTCCAACAGCTGCAATAGTACTAATTACTGTGTCCCAATAATATCCTTTTGGCATTTGATAAACACCAGGACGTCCAATAAGATCGTTATGCTTTGCGTCGAGAGTATTTACTTTGCAGATGAAGAAATCAAAACCTGGAACAGGATGTCCTGACCAATTACATTGGATTTCATCTACATACATCGGCATCTGCGGATTACTTACGGAGTAAGGACCAGCTGTTTGCGGTATAATATAATAGTTTACTGGCATTTCATTACTCCTTTCGAATAGTATGTATTGAGATTGTCT